GTTATATTCCATGATTCTGAAGACACACCTTTCAACATAAAATAAGCCGGCTTAAATCCTAAGTTAATAAATGGACCGTCGGTACTACCGTTTCCGACATAGGAGCCAAATTTTGAGTAGCCTTTAACATCTGCAAAGCTGTAGGCTATTATAGAACTATTATTACTATTGGTGTTTGAAATTGAGCCAACAGTAAATACCGAAGATGTTGGAGTAGTGTCATTCCAAAAACTTGTAGATGTAGTTGCACCTTCTGATTCATTTAATGGAATAGATTTACCATTACCCATACTAACATGATACGTACTCCAATTAGAACTAGCGTCTAATCTTTTAAGTATAATCATTTTAACAACAGCACCTAAATGATGAGGAATAGTATGTCCAGCAGAACCATTTCCTAAATATTTTATAATAGAAAATCCAGCATCTGTATTTACTGAACCTGAATATGCTTTACCAGTACCAGAGCCAGAAGTTGTACCAGATACAGCTGTTCCAGCTTTCCAGTTCCAAGATACGAAAGTTTGTCCATTTTGATTTGTGTTATTTGCATTTCCTAAAGTAAAACCATTGCTAGTAAATGCTTTAAAACCTTCAGCGTAAGTTGCTTCTGCACCAAGATTATTTGATATAAGATACTTTGTTGCTCCTCTTACAGCATCTGATAGAATATGGTCATCTGCATTACTTCTTTTTTTCAACCAGACCCAATCAGGTTGAAAACCTACAGCTATAGTTGTATTTGTTGTTCCATTACCTGTATAAAGAGCTGTGTTAAAATAATCTGATGGTTTGTCTATAGGTGTATAAGCCATTATCCATACTCCGCTAGGTTTTTAGTACATAGTGCAAAATAACCACTAGGTACTGCATATTCAAAATTTCCAAATCCATCACCATCTGCGTTGCCTGATGAGATTGCAAAAGCTGGAGAGCCAAAGTTCATAGCAAAAGCAGAACCATTATAAGCAGTATTTCCAAAAACATATTCTTCTCCAGTTGCTATAGTAACTGCACCAGTTCTACTTGAGCCACTTTCTGGATTACCTGAATTAGCCCAAGCATCACCATTTTTTCTCACATAATATGCACCATTATCTAAATCAACTGCACAACATAAAATGTCATTACTACCATAGCCACCATTAGTATATTGAGCAGAACCATTTTTTATTACAGTTCCTGAACCATTACCGTCATAACCTACAGAATCTCCAGTTTGTGAAGAATTATTACCTAGTTCACTTTCTGAATAAAAATGAGCTGACCTTTCATCACAAATACCAAAACTATTTCTTGTTGTGCCACCCCCTAACGCTGTAATTTTACTTTCAAAATACCACTTACCTGATGAAGGTGCAAACGTTGATAAACCTGAATCAAAATCAGAGGCAGAAATTGTATAGTTTAAATTTCCTTGTGAAAAAACTCCATCTTGTTTATATAACGGATTTAATGTTGAAAAATTATTTGTGCAAGTATCAGTAGATTGATCTACTGCTGTAAGATTAGTTTCTGATAAAGTTGTACCACCATTTGCATCAGTTCCTAATTCTGCAGCTGTTTCATAATTTAAATGAAAACCATTTGTACCAAAAGTTAAACCAGATACAGATATTGGTTTCCATATTCCACTATCTTCGTCAAATTCTCCAAATGATGTTGGACTTGCAGCAGTTCCGTCCAATAATACGGTTTCTGCCATGTATCCGTCAAAATATAAACTTGTTCCAGCACCTACTCTATTTGGAGCTCCAGATTGATTTACACTCATTTCTAAATTTTGTGATGGATATGTTTCTGTTGAAAATGAAGTTTCTTGAACCCCATTAACATACAGCTTTGTTCTATTAGAAGCAGTTCCTTGTGTAGTGTCTACTGCTACAACTATATGATACCAAGCAGATGTATCTCTAAATAATCTATTTGTAATTAATTGCATTTGTTGGCTGCCTGTATAAAAATAAGTCATTATTTTATCATCTGAACCGTTACTACTGAAAGTTAATCTAAAAGAATTTGCTGTTGCTTGATCAGAAGAAAAAAAAGTATTGTAGCCACTAGAACCTCCACCTAAAGTAGATCTCTTTACCCAAGTGCTAAATGTAAATGTTCTTCTGTTTCCTCCAGAAGCTGATTTTTGTAAATAAGAACTAGAGCTATCATCAAATCTAATAGAGTTAGCTACATTAAAACCGCCTCCTACTGCTGAGTTTGCTGGAATAATTATAGACATGGATTACGACTCCAATACTGGTAATTCGCCTAATGGTCTTGATTGAACACCATCTGTTATAGTGTATGTATGTAAAGTTTCTAGTGCTGAAGTATCTGCTGCACCTGTGATTTGAGCTTCGATACTAGCTTGTCTTGATCTAACTAAATCTCTGTGAGTAGATATGCTACTTGGGATTGCAGTAGATTTCTCAGAATTTCTAGTTATATACCAATCAGTTTTAGCTAATTCGTTTGCAACATTTACTTTTAAATCTATGATTAAATTTGTTTTTAAACCAGGTGTAGTATATTCTACTCCATCAATTGTTTCTGTTACATCTGCATGTGCTTTAGGTGTAGCAGTTCCATAACTTGCAGTAACAGTATCATTAGCAAAGGCAAAAGTTTGATCAGTATTAATATACCATTGCTCATCTTTTTTATTACTGTCATCAAAAACTACTTCATGGATACCTATAGCTGTTTTTTCTTCAACCGACCATTTCATAAATATATCTGCAGGATATTGTAGATCGTTTAAAGTAAAGCCTTTAGGGTGATTAAAGTATTTTGTAATTGTTCCTGATTCTACTAATGCGTACATAATATTCCTATGATAAAGTTAATGCTAAAGTTTGACCTATTAATAACCATTTAGCTCCGTTGTATCTAAATGAAAATATGTCACCTAAGTTCGCTGTTGTTGTTAAAGTTGGAGCCGTGTCAGATGGAAATTCGTAAACAGCATTCCATGTAATAGTTCTTGAACCAGTTCCATCTTGAATAGCTAGTAATGATATAAATTGTCCTGCAGCTGGACCTGTTCCTGAAGGAGCCGCCATAGTTCTATTTCCCGCTAAAGTTACTTTAGCAACTGGGCTATTAATTACATTCCAAGCAATAGTTGACCCGTCTGTTAATGTATCCTCAGTGTTTAATACCGCACCAGATATTGTTGTTAAATTATTGGCGTTAGCTGATAATACTTTTGAAGCAGCACTTGTGCCAAGTGTTGCAAGATCTGAGTAATTTATTTCAGTACCTGTTGCAGTTATAGCCGTAGTGTCATTAATTTTTGGTGAAGTTAAAGTTTTGTTTGTTAAAGTATCTGTTGAAACTAAAGACACTAAAGTTGAGTTTGCTCCAGCAGGTAATAACATAACGTTAGTTACAGAAGCTGAATGGGGTTGTGATTTTATTTGTTGACCGTGTGTATTTTGTTCACAGTTAAGTTGAATTGAACCTGGATTTGTTGCACCTAAAATTTCTATAAGACCAGTTCCTTTAGGACCAACTTTTAAACTTATATTAGAATCACCACCAGTTACTGATAAAGTTGGATCATTATTAGTTGCAGCATTTTTTAGTGTAAATTCATTAACTGCTGAACTTGTAGCTGAAAGTAAAACTAATTCATTTCCATTAGTGTCTAAAATAGAAGTACCAATTTTAGGTGCTGTTAAAGTTTTGTTGGTTAAAGTCTGTGTACCAGTAAGAGTTACTTCATTTGCTTCTCCTATAGTCGCTTCAAAAACTCCAGTGTTCGTTGCAACACCATCAAGATAAATAAGTTTATATCCTTTGTCAGTAGCTGAAAAAGTAACAGTTGCACCTGAACCAGACGCTGCTTTTAATTGTAATGTTTGTGCATTAGTGGTTCCGTTTTTAATAATGTAAAAAGTTTCTGTAAGTAGAGGAAATGTTAAAATTCTTGATCCCGTAAGAGCACCGGTAAGTTCTATAACTCTTTGTTGAGCAGTACCCGTTAAAGCACCATCCGCTATTGTTAAAGCTGTAGTTCCTGATCCTGCAACAGCTAAACTTAAAACACCACCCGTAAGTTGTTCTATAAGACTTAAGTTAGCGTTTGTTTTTGTTCCCCAAGTACCAGCATTTTCGCCGGTTGCCATTAGCTCTAAGCCAAGATCTGTGAAAGTTGATGCCATTATTTATTCTCCTAATTGTTGTATTTATATAGTTTATTTAGTTTTAAGTCAAACATGTTATGCGTTTCTTCTTGTGTAACCGGTAGTATTTTTAGGCACTAACCTATTATAACCGGTACTATTCTTAGGTACTAATCTATTAAAATACTTCAAATTAAGATTAGGATTTAATTCAGTTGTTGCTTGTACACCTGTTAAAGTAAAGTCTATTGAAAATGAGATACTTGGTGCGCCTACAGCAGAAGTAGTTGATAAACCAGTTAATGCAATTATTTCTTCTACAGAAGGTGAAAGTGAACCTACTGAAGATGTAGCTGCTACTCCAGTCGGGAATACTGTTAGCCCGAAGTCAAGTGAACCTACTGCAGACGTAGTTGATACTCCAGTTAATGAAACTATTTCAGTTAAACTTGTCGAAACAGCACCTACTGTAGAGGTTGTTGAAAGTCCTGTTAAAGTTAATGAAGCATCTGTTTGTGGAGATAGTGAACCTAATTGAGATAATAGTAATCCTTGTCCAACTAACCCTACTGTTTGTCCATCCAATGCAATTGAACCTACTGCAGATGTAGCTGATACTCCGGTTAAAATATGTGCTCCATCAATATTAATTGCACCAACTGATGATGTTGTTGAAAGTCCTGTTAATGAAAAGAAATTTTCCACAGTAGTTGAAAGTGAACCTACTGCAGACGTTGCACCAACTCCTGCTGGTGTTAAATTACTTCCAGCAAAAATAATTAAACTATTGAGAGTAGTTGAAAGTGCTTGTCCGGTTAAAGTTAATGAAACATCTGTTCGTGGAGCTAGTGCTCCTATTGCAGATGTAGTTGATAAACCTGTTAGTAAATGTGTCTCGTTAATATTAACTGCACCAACGGAAGAGGCTGTTGAAAGTCCTGTTAAAGTTAATGTAAGATCTGATCTTGCAGTTACGGAACCTAATGCAGATGTAGCTGAAACTCCTGTTAATGAAATGAAATTTTCTATAGCAGGTGAAAGTGCACCAATAGAAGATGTTGTTGATAAACCTGTTAGTGATACGTCAAGAGAAGATTCTCCCCAGTTTTCAAAACCCCATGTATCAGAACCCCAACCTGTGACTATTAAATCGTCCTCACCCCACTCGGCTTGGCCCCAGGTGAATCGTCCCCATCCAGACATGGGCTACTCCTATGCTATTCTAAGTATAGCGTTTGATGCGTCTGCTGCTGGAAATTCTATTGTGAAAGTTCCACTTGTTACAGTTTTATCTCCACCGAAATCTATTGCACAAACTGATGGATCATTCGATGCAGTATCATTAAAAATTAAACAACCTCTAGCTGTGAATGAAGCTGATGTAAATGATATGTTTGAAAAATCACAACACGCTGTATCACCAGATAAAGCCGGTGTTACATTTGTTAACGCTGCACCTTTAGTAGTGTAACCATTACCATTAGCTACTTCGTTAGATGTAGTATACGCAGTTGTTGTTTTATTTAGTGTCGCTGAACTTGTGTACAATGCTAGTCTAAAAGTATTTCCGCCATTTGTAAAATTGTGTATCGCTCTTAAAACTTCTGTTTTGAAAGTGTTACATACTGCTGATGTTATTGCCATAATTTTTTATCTCCTAATTATTGAGGCGGTGACTCGATTGGAATTCTTAATGTACCATCCGTGTAATCGTCTCTTCTTCTTCTTCCAATTTGCATCGCTGCAAACTTTTGTAGTTCCTGTGTATACTTTTGCGTGTACAATGTCAACATATCTTGTGGACCTTTTAAAAATCCATAAGCTTCAACAAGACAAGCATATAGCAGTCCTTGAGGAAAATAGTTACTTAAATATGTACTAGAAGTACCATCGTTTCCTGATCCAAGACCCACGGGCATTGCGTTGTAATGAATTATATATTGATAATTAGCATTCGGTGTAGGAGCAAGATAAATAGCACCTGAAGTAGCTGTTGATGCACCTGTTGTTGCACCACCAAACATTGAATAATATTTAGGAAATCCAGTAACATCTTGATCCGTTGCTCCTCCTGCTTTTCCTGTTAAATTACCGCTATACTCTGACATAAAAGTTTGATCACGTCTCTCTAACCATTGACCTTGACCATTGATGTTTGCAGTTGAATTAAATACTTCTATACCTCTTACAAATAAAAGTTTAATAGGCATTGTAATAGTATTAAAGTCTGTTGCAAATTGTCCTTGATCTTGAAATCTATCTGAGTCCATAGGACAATCTAAATTAATTTTAAATTGTGCTGCCATAATAAAACCATCTAAAATAGTTTCTGTAAATACGTTACTACCAACCTCAGTATAATCTTTGATTGCTTGAACTAGTGTATTATATGTATAACCTGATAATCCTGCCATGGGTTAAGCTCTATCATTTAATGGGCCGTATGTACACTGTAAACCACCACCTACAATAAGTCCATCACCTACTCCCCATTGTGTAGACACAACTAAAGCTAGAAAACTATTTGTTTCAGTAATTGTTGTATTAGCTGCATTAACAAATGTTGTTGGTATTAATGTAATAGGTCTTGAACCGTTTAATTTAGCACCTGCTAAATGAATACTGGCTGTTGTTGGAGGAGGTGTAAAACCTCTAAACGGTATACTTAATCCTCTAACACATCCAGTTAAAGAACCTGTAGTAGGTCCATTTGATGTTGTTCCAGTGTATGAAATTACTTCATTTTCATATCTGCCTGTTACTGCATTTATTTTTTCAATGACCACGAATCCTGGAGTTGGAAAATTTATACCTACGGCATAATTATTATTCTGTGGTGTTATATTAATTGTTGTACTTGTTGCTGTAATATCGTTTGTTAAAATTGCACTTTGTTCTATGTCTCCAATACCATATGCAGGATTAAAACCACCTCCTTGCATAGCTGTTTTAACATCTTGAAATCTTACAAACTCACCATTGATCAAACCATTTCCAATTTGACGAACAAGAATATTTGCTCGCTGCTGTCCTCCTACAGTTGTAGTTGTATTACTAAAAG